TTTAGAACATTTGTTACTCTTCCAATTAATTCATCCCTGTGAGAAATAAGAAAAATGTTTCGCTTATTCTCTCTACTCATTTTCTTAAGTATAGCTAATGATGATTCAACACCACTTGCATCTAGGCCAGAATCGATAAGTTCGTCAACAAAGAGTAGGTTGATTTTGTCGTTCATATTCTCAAATACATCTCTAAACGACCACGAGAGTGATAATATCAATCTAGTACGCTCGCCCCTTGACAAATTATCAAAGTCGTATTCCTTACCTAACATTGAGATTTCAACTTCTAAATCAGACTTGAATTTTACAGTGTGTGGAAGACCTATGTCTGTAAGATATTTAGATAATCTGTGATTTAGGAATGCAAGATTTTGATCGATAATCTTCTTACGAATAAAGCTGTCTTTGTTTGTTAATAATTTCATTAAGAATTCTTGATGATCACGCAACTTCACAAGATTATTTAATACAGTAAAATCAATTTCTTGTAATCCATCACGTCTTAATGTCTCTATTTGATCTGTAAAAGGGTTCATAGATTCTAATTCTACAGATAAACTATGTCCTAATGTTTCTAATGTTGTTTTATGTCCATAGGCTTCATCGATAGTATCATAAAATGTCTTGGGTAATTTTGGAATTATAGACGATACTGAATCAGCTAGAGTTTTGATTTCATCTCTCTTTGAGGCTTTTTCATTTAATCGTCTTAATGCATCGTTGTGATCTAACAAATCTTCATCATGTAATTTCTTATGAGTTTCTGCATCCATTGGTTGATTACATTTTGGACATATTTCGGCAGAGTAACTATTTAGATTTTTTTCTAAACGAGTTTTTACTCTTGTAATCTCTGAAACTTCTTTATCTAATCCCGATAATTCTTTAGTTAGGGAGCGATATTCTGCAGTTAGATCTTCTATTTCTTTCTTAGATTTATGTAATTCAATTTCTTTATCTATATCGACATTAAGCATTTCCAATATAGATTTTTGCAAAGTTTCACACTTGGCTGACTTAGATTTTTCCCAGGCAATCGATTTACCTTCGATACCCTTGATATTTGCTTCGATGCGTTTGTTGGCCTCCGTAGCCGCTGTAATCCTGAACTCTTCTTCTTTGATCTCATCTTTGGTTATCCGTGCTTCCTCTTTAAGGACATCAGCCTTCTCAGAAAGCTTTGTAATTCCAAGCAATTGTTCTATTATAATTCTTTGTTCGTTTGTCTTTAAGGAAAGAAAAGGTTCAACATATGTATTCAGTGCCACCGTATGTGAAAACATAGAATGTGATATACCTATTGTTCTCTCAATCTCTATCTGAGTAAAACGTCCTTCGCCTTGTGCTTCGTCTTCCCCGAGATCTTTTTCAACGCCGTCTTTTATAAACTTAAATATACCCGGTTTTCTGCCACGCTCAATTTTATATTCTACACCGTTCAATTCAAACAGAAGTGTCACTAACATATTTTTCATGTTAGTTTTATTAATAAGATTATCTTTCTTAATATTTGTTAACGCTGAACCATAAAGAGCATAGGATAAGGCATTTACAATCGTTGACTTACCTACACCGTTTCTATTATCGTTGCCACCTAGATCTAAGTTTTCACCAAGAACAAGAACTAAATCATTATCACTAAAATTGATAGATTGAGTGACATTACCTATACTCATGAAATTCTTTATTGTTAATCCGTGCAATTTCAACATGTATTATAGTCCGTTGTAAATTTCTATAAGTTTCTTTATATCAAATGTGTCGCTTTCAATATTTGTTAGTTGTTCTACAACAATTTGGTCGACTGTTTTGAACGTAATATCTCCGGCATAATCTTTTACTAATTCGTCATCTTGATTTTTCACAAGCTTAAATTCCCTTACATTATACTGAGTAAGGAATGTTTCCCGTAGAAAACTTGCTTCTTCATATGTTATATCCGCATCTAATATTACTTGAAGATATGTTTTAGGCTTTAAATAAATATCGGGATTTGCTAACATAGCAGTCAAGTTAATACTTATGAAACGCGGTCCGTCTTCATAGTTTAGATATTCGGGTTCTTTACCCCATTCTGTATACATAGCGCCTCTATCGAAATCCCAGACGTCAGAGTAGTTGTGTCCAAAAGGATTACCAATATAGGTAATTTTACCCTTTGTTTGTCTCATATGAAAATGCCCTGAGAAGACATAATCTTGATTTACAAAATGAGTAGCATTAAGATTTCCATGATCTGGCATCTCGATGTGCGCGTTCATCTTAAAGCCGGGCAGCTCTAGATGTCCAAAAATATATTTTGTTTTTATATTTGTAACCTGTTTCCATTCTTCTTCAACAAGCCACGGAATTAACGCTACGTCACCCTTAACTAATGGTTCATCAATAAGAACAATGTTAGCGAACTCACTACCCACAACCATAGAATGTATTTCACGTTTTTCTCTGTAAAATAAGTCGTGGTTACCTACCATAACATAGGTTGTCTTAAATGCGGCATTGAGTTTCCTTAATGCACGCATCGTATAATCTAATGTTAGGAGATTGATATTGGAACGATGATGGTGCCAATCGCCCATAAAGATGCATGTCTCTGCACCTCGTGCCTGTGCATTCTCTATGAGCCAATCAATAAAGTCTAAACAGTCCTGATTGTGTTCTGCAGAATTGTGTCTAAGGCCAAAATGAATGTCAGAAAAACAAATAGCCTTTTCGAATAGATTAACTGTGCTCATCTTTAGCAGCTTCCTGTGCATCTTCTCTTAGTCTGCGAATTTCATCTTCGACTGCTAATTGACGTGAGAAACTTGGGCTTGCGCCGCTGTCAATCAATAAGTCATCGCGAAGATCTTGATTCTTCTTTTCTAAGTTAAGAACACGAGTAAAGCTGTTTGATACGCTGGCTGTATAATATGAGAATGGATTATCAGATTTATATTCATCAAACTTTAGACTCATCTGTGCGAGTTGCAATAATGCCTGACCCTTCATTTCATCTAAATAAGTATATCCACGCCAATTGCTGCGCTGCGCATACTTGTTCACCATAAGGATGAACATTTTAGCTAATTTGTTTGTAATTGACCCACGCTCTAAGCTGAATTTACCATTCTTGCAATGTGAGCGACCTACTTCTTTAGCTGCGCCATTTTCAATAATATAATGTTTGAAGGGGAAGAAGTTTAATCTAATGTGATTATCTGCAACACTTTTTGGATTCTTCTTTCTACCAGGTGCTAATGGAATATGATCGAATCCTAAAACACGGAAAACCAAATCATCTACTGGAATCGTATCAGGTTTAATTTTAAATTCCGAAAGTCTTGGTTTATCAGCTTTGGACACTACAGGTCCTGCTGCAATAAGTGCCGCTTCGTATGCGGTTGCAGCAATTCGAGCTGCCCGTGTAGCCTTTGCTTTACTCTGAATTTCTGCAAGGTAAATTTCTTGTAAATCTTCTACAATAACATCATAGTCACTATATTTCATATCCGTAAATTCACAAAAGGATATCTTACTGCGATGTATTTCTTTTAACATATCTTTATTGTTTAGATAGTTAATTTTTTTGATAGGTGTAACCGAGATAGTTACGGGAGCTTCGTTGTCTTCGTCATCTAAAATTATTGTCATTAAGAGTTTCTCCGTTATAGACTTTCACATAGTATAGCGCCTGCATAGACTTCCGTCAAGAATTCCTTTAATAAAACTATATTTAATACTCATGATAAATAAGCAAGATAGGAGAATATTAGATGCCTCAACAGGATTATAGAGCAAGATTGCAACCAAAGACATTAAATGCTGCTACTGTCACGATTGGAAGCGCAAAAGTATCCACAAATGACGTATTAGGTCCTAATCATCCTTCAAATATTTTATTTCCTTTATGGGCAACCGGTGGTATACTTTTTCCATACACTCCATCTCTTGCTACTGGAAACGTAACAGAATACGATCCTACAAGCTTCATCCATTCGAACTACGGATACAATGCTTATGTTAGATCATATCCTAAGCCGATTAGTATATCAGCCGAATTCACTGCGCAGACTACAGAGGAAGCATTGTATTTATTGGCGGTCATTCACTTCTTCCGTGCAGTCACGAAAATGTATTTTGGTATAAATCCTTACGAAAAAGCTGGCACTCCGCCACCAACATTAAAATTCAATTATTTGGGTGATTATCAATTTAATAATGTACCGGTTATTGTTAAGAATTTTGAGTATACATATGAAGCAAATATCGATTATGTACCGGTTGCTACAGCGCCTTTACCTACACCATTTTCTGTTACAGATCCTAGAAGAGTTGATTTAGCACCAACAGCAACAAACGGATATACATATGTTCCAACACATTTAACTGTGACATTAGATATGGATACACAATTTGTTCCAATTACGTTGAGAAACGAATTTAATCTTGATCTATTCCGTCAAGGTAAATTAATGAATAAGGGTTACATTTAATGGCTCAAGATTCTAAAGATACAAGTCAATATTCTCTTACACCAATTAAGAATTGGTATCTCGATTTATGGGTTCCGCGAACAGTATCTAAAAACGATTATGATAATTTAATCATAATTCCACCAGAATTTAATCAACGTCCGGATCTATTAAGCCAACAACTATATGGTACGCCGAAACTATGGTGGGTATTTTGTCTAAGAAATCCAGATTTAATTATAGATCCTATTAATGATTTTGTAGCTGGATTAGAAATTTATACTCCAGATAATATATTAAAACAATAATGGCTGATAAAAGTTTCATGTCTCAGATATCGGACACGGTATCAAGTACGGTATCTTCTGTTTCTGATACCATTAGCAGTGCTGTCAGCACGGCTAAATTTGAGGCAACAAAAGCCTATAATAAACTTACAGGACAATCAACTGCAGGTGCTGGTCGAGGAACTACAGCCTATTACGGGAATATTCATGCACACAATACAGATAATATTGTCCCATCATCTAAAGATACATATAAATTAGATTTTCAAGCAAATATATTAGATAATTATGATGTCTATACATATCATTGGAAATTATTCATAACACCTTTAAAGAATGCAACCGATGGTACTGTACTTGAAACTAGCTCTCAAACAATTATTGCGGAAAGCGGTGTTTCGGATTTAACAATTGATAAGGTAGAGGTTAATGGGATTGCAGTACCATCTGTAGAAGCCGGAACTGGAACACAGACTCATGTTAAATTTGAAATTGTAGAACCTGCAGGTGCCGGCCTCATAGATAAAATGTTCTATGAAGCTCAAGCATTAGGTATAGGAAACTGGCTAGTCATGCCGTGCTTCTTACAATTACAATTCAGGGGCAGAGATCCAAAAACTAGCCAATCAGTAGTCGATGGTTCTCCGAGTGATCTTAGTGGACTTATTTGGGTTTGGCCGATAAAATTAACTAATGTAAAGGCCAATGTAACTACAGTAGGAACACGATATGAATTTGATGCGGTTATGTATAATGAATTGGCACAATCAAATTTATATGGAACAGTACAAAGCACTATTATCTTATCTAATTTAAAGACATTCGGTGAAGCAATGGCAGATTTAGAGAAAAAATTAAATGCCGATCAATGGGAAAAATTGATAGATAATTATAGTATTCAAGATACATATAGAATTGTTGTAGATCCTAAATTAGCATCTGTTCCTCTTATAAATGCAAATGCAGATGCTACTAAGAATACAAGTCGTGGTGCAGATTTTGTTGATTTATCTAAAGGGACCGCAACCTTTAATGCAGGAACAGGCATTGATAAGATTGTAGATAATCTATTAGGTAGTACAGCAACATATGAAGAGGTAACACGTGGTGCTAAAACAGCAAGGTCTGAAGCAGGTCCTATTAATTCTCAAATTGATCAGATGAAAAAATTATGGAGAGTAGTCACTGAGACTAAACCCATTGCATATGATCCGTTAAGACAGAATAATGCTGTAGAAATGACAATTTTTATTGTTGAATATGATATAGGTGCATTAGATGCTAATGCTTCACAAACAGGCCAGACACCGGATACAATTCCCTCTGCAAAGAAAAGATTAGTAGAATATATTAATAAGGGTATCTTACGTAAGAAATATAATTATATTTTTACTGGATTAAACGATCAAATTGTTTCTTTAGACCTTAATATGAATTTTGCATTCGCTGCTGCGTTGTCAAGATTTGGTGGTATATATACTGCCGGTAATGACAAAGGTATTGCTATGCAAAGGGAACAAGCAGAAGAAAAAGCTGCTACAGATATGGTAAGAAAAACACTTCAATTTATTAATACTTCTACAGATGAGAAAGCTATTGATGCAAAGGTAGCAGAAACTACTAAAGCGTTGGTAACCGCTAAAATAAGTCCGATTAATCAGTTAAGGTATACGACCCTCCTTCTAAATTCAAAACCGGCACAAAGAACAGCATTCAATACAAAAATACTGCAGGCCGGCGGCTTCGGTGCCGCCGGCGATACCTTAGCAACCGCGGCTAGTACAGCAAAATCATTAGCATCCACACCAAATTCTGTTCGAAAATTTATATCTGATGTAAATTTAAATTCTAGTACCGTTAAGGATTCTGCTGCAATAGCACAATCTACAAGAAAAGGTAAATTACGTCCTATTCCTTATGCAGAAACTAATCAGGAAAATAATTTTATAGGTACCGATACTGCAAGCAATTCTGGCAGATCAAGAACATCTAGCATATTCTCAACAGCACTTTATTCTACTTTAGATGCAAGTATGCAAAAAATAAAGCTTACCATTAAGGGTGATCCATATTGGTTATTTCCTAGAAGCCTAAAATCTGATCTAAAGGTATTACCATATAAGTCTAATATGAGACCTGACCAATTAGCGATAGACGATATTAAAAAGACTAAAAATAATCCTAATTCTGTAAACTTATTCGGAACTGATAACTTTATTATTTTACGATTTAGAACACCGAGAACCTTTAATGAAACGACAGGTACTGTAGATCCATTTACTGAAGTAGAAACATTTAGTGGTGTATATAGAGTTATAACAATTATAAGTAAATTTGAAATGGGAAAATTTACTCAAGATTTAGATTGCATTTTAGATCCTGTAATTAATATCGCAGATTTTCCAGAATTTCTGCATGATTTGGAAGTGGCAAGTAGACAGGTGGATCAGGTTGTTCCGTCCACATCTACTAGTTTAGATGTTATACCGATAAATTCTATAAAAACACAAAAAATTCTCGGTACTATTGAAGTCCCCGGACAGGTTGCTACTATCAGAAATGCTGCTGGACAGGTTGTGACAACAGCAAAAGATGCACAAGGTTTTGTAACACATATTACACAGGCAGCATCCAATATTCCTAGCGATGTCGGATATACAGCCGCGCAACAACTTTCACGATACATTCCACCTATAGGTTAAAAAATGGGATATTTAGATACACACGCTAGAACGACATCACCAACACGTAATGATAAATTCCAACCTGCAGGAAGATCGCCTGCATTGTTTGGTGTATTTGTGGGTTATGTAAAAGAAGCCGATGATGTTCAACGAAATGGTAGATTGCGTGTATGGATACCCGAAATGGCTTCAGCACCAGAAAATAAAGAAGGATGGATAATTGTTAATTATTGTTCTCCATTTGCTGGTGCAACCAATGTAGAAACTATAAGTTCTTCAGATACACAATCTTTCGATAAAACGCAGACCTCCTATGGTATGTGGATGATTCCACCCGATATTAATAATCAGGTATTAGTAATGTTTATTAATGGCGATCCATCAAAGGGAATTTGGATTGGATCGTTATTTAATCAATATATGAATAATATGATTCCTGCAATGGCTGCTGATATTAAGAACTGGCAATATCCCGGAAAACTTGTACCCATTGCAGAATATAATAAATGGGACCCTAATGTAGTTCAACCCGATAGAGTATTTAAACCATACGAAAAAACAAAGTTTCGGGGTTTGGGAAATCAAGGGCTTATTACTGATCAGGGTCGAGGAATTACTAATAGTAGCGCCAGAAGAGAAGCGCCAAGTAATGTATTTGGTATTATTACTCCGGGACCTGTTGTTGATACTACTGCATCTCCAGAGAATATTCGTAGAAAAGGTGGATCATCATTTGTTATGGATGATGGTACTGGAACCGAATATGTTCAACTTACAACAAAATCTGGTGCACAAATTAGATTAGACGAAACTAATGGATTTGTCTATCTAATAAATCGCGATGGTACAGCCTGGGTTCAGATGGATCAACAGGGTAATGTAGATGTATTCGGCGCAACAAGTATTTCTATGAGAGCACAAAAAGACATAAACATTCGTGCCGATAGAAATATTAATATCGAAGCCGGCCAAAATATTTTTATGAAGGCTGCTAAAGATACAATCGAATCTACAACATCATTTACATATGATGTAAACAATGTTCCTAAACCATCAACTATTCCTTATTGGAAATATGTAGGTGAAGGCAACGGCGCGGGCGGTAATATTGTTATGCAGGCGCTGAATAATACTCATACAACTGTAAAGAACAATTCTTATATCACAATAGGTCAAAACTTAGAACTAAAGGTTACTGGTACCATTGATATAAGTGCCGATGGAGAATATAATTTAACCTCGCCAAGTATTAAGAATGTGGGTTCTGTGAAAATTCGTGGTCCACTTGATGTAACTAATGCAACCACATTAGGAAATACTCTTAATGTAAATTCGAGCATAAATGCCAGTTCATTGAGCTTATCGGGCGGTATTACCGCAGGAACAATACTGGGTTACTTCCCAGGATTAAAGGACGGACCCGGTGTTACCAATGGTGGACCCGGTTCAGCAGGCCCTTCTGTAAGTATTCCTGTACCACCGGCTGTCACACCTGCAGAAGTAAAACAACTTGTTGAGAAGGCAAATATATTAGCTGGTTGGGCTGATACAGGTAAATTCAAAAGATTATCAGAAGCATTGCAAACAACCGTTAGCATATTCCCAACATATGAACCTTGCCCAGAACACGAAACATTTAAATTCAGTTCAGTTACAGGTTATACACCGACAGAAACTCAAGGTGCGAAAACATATGAAGGATCTGGAGGCGCAGGTAACGAAGCAACTGCTCCACCTGTTACCAACACGAACCCCGGAGCAAATAATAAAGAGTTGCCACCTACCCCTGCAACAGAAAGTGTTGTATCTAAAGACTTTAATATGAGGGCATATGAATGTGAATTAAAGATTCATGAAGGTGTAAAATATAAGTCATACCTAGACAGTCTTGGTCTGCCAACTGCAGGTATTGGTCATCTATTGCGTACAAATGAAATACCTCAATATCCTGTACCAACACCGGTAGCAGAGTCTCAGGTAACATCCTGGTTCGAATCAGATGCACAGATTTCTATTGCCGGTGCGCAAAAGCTATTAGGAATAGACACCTGGAGTAATTTGTCTGATATAAGAAAACGAGCATGTGCAGACTTATGTTATAATATGGGTGCT